AGGAAAGGCAACGGTTGTAGAGGAACACCCGTATCTGGAAGTTCGCTCTCCATCAGTGACATTTAAAGTACCGGTAATGGTTGCACTAAAAGTCTTCGTGAAGGGACGGCAGATATTTAAAAAGTTTGCAACACTTACACAAAAAAATCTCTTTGTAAGAGATGATTATACGTGTCAATATTGCACTAGACATAAATCTGAATTCCGTCACTTTGAGTTCTTAACAAGAGATCATGTGCTACCAAAGTCAAAGGGTGGTCCAAATACTTGGGAAAATTTAGTTACTACATGTTCTACATGTAATAATAAAAAAGGTGACAGAACTCCCCCCGAAGCAAATATGCAGTTGCAAAAGAAACCAACGGCACCAACTGTATTTGAAATTTGGATGAAAACTGGAAAGAAACAACTCGGTATTAATTAATATTACAATTATCAAAAGGTTATATATGTTTACTATTGAAACCCCAGAAACGAAGATAGATACTCTTGCTGAAAAGATTCAACAGGACTATGCAAAGTTTATGGAATATGTTGAACAGGATAGCAGAGCGGAGCAGTTAAAGGCATTTTATAAGATCTTTGAAGATCAGTTGCTTTCCGCACCTGCTTCTGCAAAGGTACACTTTCACAATGCATATCCAGGTGGATATTTAGATCATATCTTACGTGTTACTGAGTTGGCATTAAAGATGGCTTCTCTGTATAAGACATCTAATGGATTTATTGATTTTACAAAACAAGAGTTGATTTTTGCAGCATTGAATCATGATTTGGGTAAACTGGGTACAGAAGATGAGCCATACTACTTAAACCAAGATTCTGATTGGCACAGAAAGCGTGGTGAAATGTACAAGCACAACGACAGTCTTCAGTACTTCAAGGCACCGGATCGTGGACTAATGATGTTGCAAAAGTATGGAGTTTCTGTAACAGAAAATGAATGGTTATCTATCAAGTTATCAGATGGTATCTATAGCACCGGAAATGATTCGTATCTGAAAAATGATGGTATGCGAGTTAATCTTCCATACATCATTCACTGGGCAGACCACATGGCAACGCGAATTGAAAAAGATAAAAACAGGTTTGTTTTGTAATCTAGACCTATTTATAAGAGAGGATACACATCCTCTCTTATTTTTTTGTATGTGGAAAACTAACCCAATAACCAAAGGAGGTTTAGTATGTGTAGATGTTTTGCATGCATTTTTTGTTCTAACTGCACAAACGTAACTGCTAACTAACCGGGAGGTGATCTCTAACAGTTACGTTCCACAGCAAACCTTATAATGGAGACAATAGTTTACGACTGAAGGCACCACCTTCAGTCGTATTTTTACGAGAATACTATGAAACGAATTTCATCACTAATATTCATTACTTCGCTAACTGCGTCATTTGTTGCACTGTGTGCAGCAATATTTTCAGTTACGGGTATTGCAAAGCTGTTTGCCGGTGCAGCAATAAGTGCAGCGGTAATGGCATCTGCATTAGAATTGGGTAAATTGGTAAGTATATCGTTTTTATATCAATATTGGGAAAAAATACCAAAATTACTAAAGTTATATCTAACTTCTGCAAGTATAATACTGATGCTTATTACATCCGCTGGAATATACGGATATTTAACGTCGGCATACGCAAAGGTTTCTGCAGTACCAACTCAAATAAATGCGGATATAGCTATAGCTACTAATAAGATACAAACACTTGATATGGAAATATCAAGAAAAAATGAAAGACTACAACAGATAATAGCTCTACGAACGCAACAAGAATCCCGCCTTGATAATCTTATATCAAAGAGTCAAAGTGGTATAAATTCTTCTATACGAAATGCACAAACAACGTTGTCCCAATCAGACAAAGCTATCTCGGAATTGCAGAAGGATATTAGTAATGTGTCTACCACACGGGATAGTCTTGCAGCAGTATCTACACAGAAGCAAGTAGAGATTCAAACAAACGGTGATATTGGTACGTTTGTGTATATTGCGAACATGTTTAATGTGCCACTGGATACAGTAGTTAAGTGGTTTACATTGATCATTGTATTTGTATTTGATCCATTAGCTGTAGCACTTGTAATTGCTATTAATTTCTTAATAAAAGAAAATAATAAATTGGATAAAATTGATAATACTGTTTCAGATGATGAACCATATGAAATTTTTAAAAAACCAGAAGGTGAAGAAATTGAGCCTGTACAAGACGCCGTAGTAGAAAAAAAATATATACATTTACCAAACGACGGACAATACTACACTAGACCAATGTTTGATTGGTCAAATGAAGAAATGTGGATAAACAATCCATCGGCTGTCAATTATTATAAAAACTACATAGAGCCATACAAAACTACTTGACAGAATTGACTTCATGATATAGATTTAATATATCCCATACTAGGAGCATTTTTGCCGCATAATATAGGTTATTGCTGTATAAATCTTACGCTACAGAAAAGTCAAAAAATAACGACCAATCGTGATATGATTCAACGTACCTTTGAGTCACGCGGCATAGCGTATGCATCCGAGTTGGCATTACAAAATGCCAAAGATCTAATCAAGATTTTACAATGGAATGCCTTACAGAACATCAGAGTATTCCGCTTGTCGTCTGGTATATTTCCGTGGAATTCCAAATATCAGCTTCACGACCTACCAGATTATGTAGAAATTTGTAAGTATCTCAAACGCGCTGGTGATTTAGCAAAAGCTACCAAGCAACGTATCACTGCCCACCCTGACCATTTTGTAAAGTTGGGTTCAGAGCGTACACAAGTAGTCGATAATTCTATCCACGACCTAGAGCATCACTCGACTGTATTTGATCTTATGGGTCTAGAAGCTTCGCATTACAATTGCCTCAATATTCACGTTGGTATGAATTATTCATCTGACGTTACAACCCGATGGTTACGTGCGTATGACATGTTATCCGACAACTGCAAGCGTAGGCTAGTTGTAGAAAATGATGACAAAGAGAATGCATTTTCTGTACAGCAACTCTATGACAATTTACATTCACAGATAAACATACCGATTACATTTGATTATTTTCATCACACGTTTCATACCAGCAATTTGGCTACGCAAGATGCTGCAACCCTAGCGGCAGCTACATGGGGTACTACGACACCGCTGTTTCACTACAGCGAGTCCAAGCAGTTAAACGAGAATGTTGTGTGCAACCCACGCGCTCACGCAGACTATGTGTTCAATAAGATTGACGATTTTGGTATGACTATAGATGTTGACCTTGAGGCAAAAGCAAAAGAACTAGCGTTATTTAAATACTGGGAAATTTCTAATGGAACTGGATGATATAGTAGAAAAAAAATCATACGTGTACGGACATTATAAAGCTGATACCGGTGAATTATTTTATATTGGTAAGGGAATTGCAAATCGTGCGTGGGAAATTTATGGCCGCAATCCTTACTGGAAGAACGTTGTAAATAAACATGGATATACTATTCAAATATTATATGATAATCTTTCTGAACAAGAAGCATTTGAGAAAGAAAAAGAATTAATTGATGAAGTTGGGTTAGAAAATCTTACTAACATTGTTAGTGGTGGAAAAGGAATGACATCTGACGATGCTAAACGTTTAAGCAACGATCCTGAATGGCGGAAAAAAATCACCGAACATAATAGACGGTTGGCTAAAGACCCAATCTGGCTTGAGAAAAATAAAAAAAATAGAGAAAACATTTATAAAAATCCTAAATTTTTAAAAAGTCGTATAGAAGCAACAAATCATTTAAGAAAAATATGTACACTTCTTGCTACTGACGGGACAATACATCACGTTTGTGGAATTAGTGAATTTTGTAAAAAACATGGACTAGATAAAAGAAACACATTAGCTGTAATACGAGGAGACAGACTTTCTCATAAAGGATGGCGTTTGTATAAACCAGAAGAAAACTATAAAATTTCGGAGTCATAATGATTAGTTTTGCAATTACTACACACAATGAAGGTGCGTACATTCAAGATCTGCTTGACCAATTGGTTCCCTATTGTGAAAGGACCGGTGACGAAATTGTTGTTGTTGACGATTTCTCTACTGATCCATTCACGATCAATGTCATAGAGGGATATGAACGTGCAGGATCTATTAAGTTGCACCAACGTGCACTTAATAATGATTTTGCTGCCCATAAGAATTTTCTTGCGGAACAGTGTTCAGGCGACTACATTTTTCAGGTAGATGCTGACGAGCGCCTACATCCAAATATGTTAGAATATATTCACGATATTGTTGATAACAATACGGAAATTGATCTATTCTTAATTCCCAGAGTGAATGTGGTTACTGGTTTGACCGATGATGATATCAATAAGTGGGGATGGCAGGTAAACGAAAATGGCTGGGTAATGTTTCCGGATTATCAGACCAGACTGTATAAAAATCACGTTGATATTAGGTGGGAAGGAAAGGTACATGAACGTATTGTTGGATACAAAACAATGGCACCTTTACCAGCGGAAGAAGAATGGTCACTCTATCACATCAAGGATATTGAACGTCAGAGACGCCAGAACGAACTTTATCAGACGATTACGAGGTAATTATGAAAACGACACTGACCTATGATGACATTTCACTAGTTCCCGCTTATAGTGAGACTGAATCTCGTCAAAATATCGACCTTACGACACAGCTAACAACTAATTATTCTCTTAGGGTTCCGTTAATTGCCTCACCGATGGACACAGTTTGTGATAGTAAGATGGCAATTGCAATGGCTCGGTTGGGTGGGGTTGGATGTATTCACCGTTTTATGTCTATTGAAGCGCAAGCGGAAGAAGTGCAAACTGTCAAATTTGCTGTGTATGATAATATATTCGTTACTCCGTTTGACGGTGATTTTGAAATTCCAATCATGGCAGCAATTGGAGCAAATGGTGATTATTTAGAACGTGCTAAAGAGTTGACAAACTCTGGTGCTAACGTTATATTAATAGATGTAGCACATGGACATCACAAATTTGTAAAAGAAGCTCTCTTTAATTTAAAGAAAATACTTCCATCTTACGTAGATATTATTGCTGGAAACGTGGCAACTTCACACGCGGCGATTGATTTAGAATTTTGGGGGGCTGATGCAATTCGTGTTGGAATCGGTGGTGGATCGCTGTGCACGACTAGAGTTCAAACTGGCTTTGGTATTCCAAATGTAACATCATTACAAGAATGTGCCGATGCGGTAACTGTTCCAATCATTGCTTGTGGTGGTATTAGGAGCAGTGGTGATATTGCTAAGGCACTAGCAGTTGGAGCTAGTTCGGTTATTCTTGGATCGTTGCTGGCAGGAACCGATGAAACTCCAGGTGAAATTGTTCAACATCCACATGGGCATGTGAAAAAGTACCGTGGTGCAGCTTCACGGGAAACAAAGTTAGTGCATGGTCAGCAACAACGTAATGTGGAAGGCGAATCTACCTACGTTCCATATAAGGGTCCGGTTGGATTAGTTGTAGATAATTTGATGGATGGGTTACGGTCGGCATTGTCATATGCTGGATCAAGCAACTTGATTCAGTTTAATCCAGAGTATGTGGTAGTCACTGGTGCAGGGATGCGAGAGGCAAAACCACATCTACTAACTTGAGAATAATATGATTAAAAAAATATTTTTAGTAATCCTTTTGTTTTTATCCATAGAGGCAACTAAAAAAGTAAATCCAATCAAGGTTTCAAAAATTCCAATGTCAGAACCTTCTCAGGTAGAGAAGTTTATGAAAAAAGTGGCATTGATTGAAAGTGGAAATAATCATAGAGTAGTTAATGAATTTGGTATGATGGGAAAATATCAATTCAGTCCTAGTACCGTAAGAGGACTTGGATACAAAGTTGATAATAAAAAATTCTTATCAAATTCAAAATTACAAGACACTGTGATGTTAGCATATATGAAAGCAAATAATCGTGAACTCAGACATATTATAAAGAGATATAACGGAAAAGTTCACAATGGTATAAAGGTAACCCGTGCTGGTATATTAGCCGGTGCACATTTTGCTGGATCTGAAGGTGTAGTTAAATACTTCAGAGACGGTGGCGTTGGTATTACGGACGCAAGAGGAACGACGGTACACAAGTACATGTCTTATTTCAGCACATTTAACCTTCCAGAATTATGAGTATGTTATATTCTTTAATTATTATAGAATCAATATTATTGCTGGTTGGTGTATATGTCATATATAATCTTGTAAAAAAGAATGACATATACGAAGATACCATTCAAAAGTTTTATGCACAAGCATCTTTTATTTTATATACAATGCGATATCTAGATGCAAGACAAATGTTTGAAACCGATGATGAAGTTGGAACTCTATTTGAACAAATGCGGGACTTGATATTTACTTTAGAGCCATTAATTGAGAAGGATACAGATGAAGAAAAAGAGTGATTTAGAAATTCGTAGAGCAAAATTGGGAAAAGTGTACTTTACAGATGATACCGAAAAGGCTATTGTGGAGTATAATAAAAGTGTGGATGAATATGAACGTGAAATCATATTTAGAGAACGCATACATCCACCAATTGATAAATTAGCAGAAAATATAATAAATAGATTTAAGTTTCCTTACATTGACGGCTCATTTGATGATGTAAAAAATCAAGTGGTGTCGTTTTTAGTTTTAAATCTACACAAGTACACGGAAAATAAAGGCAAGGCGTTTTCATATTTTTCCGTGGTTGCAAAAAATTACTTGTCGCAGAATAATACCAATTCTTATAGAGATGAGTTACGTACAACCTATATCGTAGATTCTTCTAGTGAAGAAACCGGTGTGTTAGATGAGGTACTGATAACTCGACCGGAAGTGGACTCCACACACAGAGATACGAGTGATTTTATACAATTATTAATACAATATTGGGATTTTAATTTAGAAAGAATTTTCAAAAAAAAGCGTGATCGTGAGATAGCAAACGCTGTTGTAGAATTGATGAAACGTGCAAATACTATTGAAAATTTTAATAAAAAAGCATTATATGTGTTGATACGAGAAATGACTAATAATAAGACAGTTCATATCACCAAGGTTATTAATAAGATGAAGGCACATGTTTTGGAACAAATGAAAGAATATAGAAGATCCGGATATCTTTCCGATCCATCAATGCTTTTCACCTATAATCATGAAAAATAACTATATATATAGTATACCTTTACACTAGCAATTATGTCTCTTGATACTATAATATTTGATGGAAAAAGTATTTCTGATATGTTTTCCGATGTATATAGGAATACAAACAGCAAACGAGAACAGATAAATAGCTTTATAGCCAATATGGTAAAGCTTATCCGTACTCCGGAAGATGCTGCCGTAATTGGTCCTATTATAAAAGATTTTCTTGAAGTAAACGTTAAAAATGATGAGCATATTGTACGATTAGTACAAATTGCACAACGTTTGGTTACTGTGAATGGCAAAGCGTCTTCTTCTGACATGGCACTTACTGAAGAAGAAAAGGCGCAGATATTGAAGAATATAAAAGCTGAATTTGAAACTGTTATTTCCGAACAAGACGAATTGGAATCGGAATTAAATAATTTAAGGAACTGATATGGCCGGTGGGAATAGAATAGTAAACAAAAATAAAAAAGTAAATGGTCTACTAGCTGTACAAGGAGATACCGAATCGGCAAGGTATATACCTGAGTCGTTTTATGAAGGTATAGTTGTAGACGTTATACTAGATCATACACATCCGTTCTATTCCCCAGATGGCTATAACGTTGGGACAATACGAGTAAGATTATTTTCAGTTGATAATGCGAGAAATAGCAAGTTGTTGGATTGGGCATATCCAGTTGACGCTACAATCCAAGAAATGCCATTATTAGGTGAATTGGTGTTAGTGCAAAAGATTCTAGGTAGCTATTTCTATAATAGAAAAGTGTATGTTGCACACAGAATCCAAGAAAACGGAATGTTAAATTTAGAGAAATCCTTGGATAGAAGAACATTTCAATTACGTAGAAAAGTGGCGGCTTCATCAGAAGAACTTGAACTAAATAGTCATAAATTTGGTGAATATTTTAAACCAGACAATAGAGTTAGACCACTAAAACATTTTGAGGGAGATGTTCTAATTCAGGGAAGAATGGGGCATTCAATACGATTTGGTTCAAGTCAAATGCAACCAGGTAATAAAGGTCTTGCTCCAAATATAATTTTAAGAACTGGTCAGGGAAAGAATATAGAAAAAGATGAGTGTACCACCGATGAAATATTCGGATTGGTACTAGAAGATATCAATAAAGATGCATCGTCTATTTGGATGACTTCGGATCAAGTTGTGCCGTTTGAACCAAGTACTATAGACGCTGGATCTTTTTTTCGCTCATTATCAAACACTGTTCAAAAATACGATGGTTCACAAATAATTTTGAATAGTGATAGATTGGTTTTAAATTCTAAAAAATCACATGTCATGTTAATGGCAAATGATGAAGTGTATATAAACAGTTTCAATAACACATCTATTGATACTGATAAGTCTATTATATTGACCGCAAACATAGACATATTATTATTTGCTTCTAGAAATGTGGACATATTTACAGATGTAGATTTTACGCTAACTGCTGGTAGAGATCTTGCAATTCTAGGAGAAAAAAAGACTAGTATCTATGGAAAGAAAATATTTATAGGTACATCTGAGAATGATGAAGAGCCGATGGTTGGTGGTACTAGTTTATCCAAATTCTTAGCAAGATTGATATTGGCATTTATGGGAAATCCTCCATTACCACCACAAACGGCACAAGCAGCAACGGTAGTACCAGCACCTCTACCAGGAGTAGCTACGTTTCAACATGTTATGACTGCAATGGGTCCTGGAGTTTTAAATCCATTCACAATTGCACAATTAGTTGCATTATATACTGAATTAATACTACCAAATCCTGGTCAAACTGTACCAATACCATTTTCAGGTGCACCGTTTAATAGTAGCGACAATTTTGTTAGACTTTCAAACGATGTACTATTTCCTATTGAAAAGAATAATTTTGAGGCAGGAAAGTCGATGACAACCGAAGCAAATAAATGGTTACTTTCTGATAAATCTTCTTATAAGGTAAAATAATATATGAAAGATTTGATAGATAAGGCAACTGATGTAGTTAAACAGAAAAATTCGTTGAATAAAGATTCCATTTCAAACGCAGCAAATTCTATAAAATCAGATGCTCTAGGAAAAGCAAACGAATCTGCTCAAGAACTGTTGGATAAATTGCCCTTGAAGAAAGATCCTAGACTATTGAAACAGGAAATTGAAGCAGACGTTTTGGAAAAAAAGACAGAAGCAGAACGTAAAATTCAACAAGCTAAGGAATTAACCGTTGCAGATGCCAAGGACAAACTTTTAGAAATTGGTGCATCGTTTTTACCAAAAGCACCTAAAGTTCCTCCTATACCTCTTGTAGATCCTCGTTTATTGGCATTTATAGCGTATATGAAATTGAAGGCAGAGATAAAGAAACTAAAACAATCGGTCAGTAAACAAAATTTAAAAAAATCAAAAGATACTTTCAAGTATCCGCTTAAACCACCAACTATATCGGTTCCACAACTACCAAAGGTTCCGGATTTACCGATAAAACCACCGACGTTGCCAAAATTACCGTCGTTACCAAAACCACCAAGTTTACCAAACTTACCAAACTTACCAAAACTAGGATGAATGTATGGACAAGCAATTATTAAAAGCGTACATAAAAACTATAGTAGAAGATGAAGTAAAAAAAATTCTCCCAGAAATGTTAGGAGAGGCTATTGCAGAAATAAAAGGAATGCAATCTATCCAAGAAAATACTTCAACTTCAAAGAAACCAAAATTCGACAGAGGAAGACTGTCCGAATTAATGGGAATAGGATTTGACGAACCGGCTCAGAATAGATTACCAGAAAATGCACCGAAAAATGCAGATCCTGAAGTCGTCGCAGCAATCAATAAAGATTATTCGGCTATGATGAAAAAGATGGGAATCGTCTGAGATAATATATGGCACAAGGCATAGGCATAACATTACCGATCAGATTAGGAAATACGGGATATTTTGAACAATCGTTTGATATCTTAACTCAAGTTAAGTCAAATTTTATAAATTTGATACTTACTAGAAAGGGGGAAAGAGTTCATCAACCAGATTTTGGTTGTGGTATTCATGATTATTTGTTTGAGCAGCTTACTCCGGAAAACGTTGAAGGGGCAAGATTGTCCGTAATTTCTGCCGTTGATAAATGGATGCCGTTTTTAGAATTAATAGGTTTTGATTTAGATGCAAGTCCAAAAGATTTGGATAATAACAGCTTACGGTTATATGTTAGCTATCGCTTGAGAAAAAATCCAAACATAAGCGACACCATTGTACTGACGTTTTAGGAGATAATTCATGGCAGTAAACCAATCAATTACAAAAAAA